TTATCAGCTGTGTCAATTGCTTTCTTGATCAGTAGTCCCAGTGCTGCCGGACCAGCCGCAGCAATGGCGGCGCCCTTCAGTTTGCCGATTCCACCGCTGAATGCTTTGGTGGATCTGCGCGATTTGTTGAAACTGTTATTAATACCATTTGATGACTTCTTGGCAGCGGATCTGGCTTTGTCCATATCCTTTGAGAATCTGGCGGCTGATGCAGCCATGCTGACAAATATTCCACCGACTTTCTGCGCCATCAGTTTTTATCCTTCCGCAGATCCGCGCCACCCATTGCCAGGTTTAGCATTTCGACAGTCTTCAGCATTTGTGCCGGTGTCTGCCCAGATTCTTGTGATTCGATTCCGAGTGTCTTCATCAGGCTTCGGTGTGATGGCATTCGTTTTGTCCGTGTCCAGGCAGCTGTGAACCAGGCCGCGATGTACACATTTTGTCCATCTGTTTTCCGCTGATCATTTATGAATTCAATCCTGGAATGCAGCCAGATACGCATTTCATTTGGTGTCAATATCCAAAATTGATCCGGTGTCAGTCCGTATTTGTAGGCCCATTTCTGGGCTTCGCTGACCAAGCACTTAGTGCTTTCTTCAGCCTGGTCAGCATCGAAGGGTGGTCATCATCTTCAGGCACTTCCACGGATCCATAAAAAGCCATATTCAGCCCCTCATTGATCGCTTTGGTCATAGGCAGCACCGGCGGCGATATCGCGTGGATCCGCTCCGCGGTCAGTTCATCCGGATGATGTCTGACCAGGCCAATGGCCAGGGCTGTGGACACCACCTGCATGTCATAATTCACAGATGCGGCAGCAATAACAGAATCAAACTTGTCACCCAGTTCCGTCTTCAGTTTGGCGATCGCAGTCCAGTCATATCGCACCATGTACGATTTGCCCAGCAGGATGATTTCCACATCAGCTGTATGAATATTTGGATTCATTTATGCCAATGTAGGTTTGCTGGACAGCTTCAATGTGCAGCTGAATGATGACTTGTCATCAAATGGATTAGCCGGCTCAAATGCTGTGACCAGTGCAGTCAATGCCCAGGTGGTGTTTCCTGCATCGGTGAATACCAGCTGATAATTGGTCAGCGTGCGATCTTCATATTTTTTTAAAAGACCGGTTGAGACATCCTGCGTGCCACCGGCTGGCAGGAAATTTCCTTCAATCGATACTTCACCATAGTCTTTTAATCCTGCGATGAAAGTTCTGGTGAAATCTGTGACTGAATGGTGTGTGGTTTCAATTGCATCCGCAGCCATCCCTGGTCCGCTGATACTTGTGACTTCAGCGATTTCGGTAAAAACTTCCGGACTGGCGGCATCGCCTATCTTTAGCGCCGTGCCATGTGCAAAGTGTGCCATGATTTACTCCTTGTTTAATGAAATTGAATGTCGAATTGTTGCATGATCCTGTATGCCTGCAGCTCAGAATCATGTAATTCATTTTGATCAGTTAAGAATGCACTGTCAATGACTTCGGATCCGGCTGCACCTTCAAATCCGCTCAGCTTCGATTTAACCGCTGCAGCCAGGGTGCGTGTGCCAGACATATCATCCGCCCAGCTGTCAATCTGGAATGTGGCAGATTCGATCCCTGATTCATTCTGGTGTGTGTAGTCCGGATCTGAATCGATCATTGTCAATATTAGGGCCGGCAGTGTCGGCTTTTGTGGCAGTAGGACACTGTAACACCTGGCAGCGCCGGCTGCACCGATTAGCCCAGAGATCGTGCCATCACCGATCAGCAATGTTCGCAGTCCCTGCTGGATCATATCCCTAAAGCCTTCCTGCCGGCATTTGAAAGTTTACCGGCATAAGCCTGTTTCAATAATCTGTTAGAAAATCTTTCCAAAACGAACCACATATTTTGTCCAAATGTTTTCACAAATGCCACTCGATTGCTGTTCCATGCTTGCCGCAGAAATGGATTCGCTGCTGTCGTGGATGTTCCGAATTCGATCATCTGTAGATACCAGTGATCCAGATCCGGACCGATCGATATCGCAGCCGGCACATTGGTCCTGGTCATCACACGGACCTTGATACTTTTCGCAGCTGCGCCGGTATCCCTGGGCGCTCTGGCGCGTGCTGCTCTCAGCACTGGCTTGGCTGCCATTCTCAGTGATGCTTTGAGCTGCTGCTTGGCTGCAGCCTGTGGCAATGATTTCAGAACCTTGTCCAGTTCTTTTCCACCTTCCACTTCAAAATCGAAATAGTTGTCTTTACTCATGCGACATTTTCACGGCATTGCATTTTTAATCCCTTGCGCCGCTTGATCTCCAAAACAGAAATAATATCATAGTTTTTTGAATTGTACAAAATGCGATGCTCCGGCGTGATATCCGGTCTGAATCGTATGGTGAATATTAAATTTTCCTGTGCCAGTTCCTGCTGTGATCGCATTGCTTCACTGCCGCCCATTGGCATGATCTCAGCCCATTCATTGGCCAGTGTCACCCAGCTGCCGGATTCCTGGCCATCTGCATTGATGGCCGGTGATGCCAATGAAAATACCTGGATCGTGATCCTGCGATCTAATCTGCCGGCTCGCATTTATTTTCCGTTTTATTTTTCAAATGATCCCAGGCTTTCCCAGATGAAATTTCTTTTTTATTCCATTGGCAATAAGCCAGATCCTGCAGCCACTGGGTGCGGTCCGGCATAGGTGGATCCAGCACATCAACCAGATCATGACCAGCCATTGGCCAGGCCATGGATCCTTCATCCATTGCGATCACCGGAATGCCATCCATGACAGCATCCACACCGGCCGTGGAATTGAAAGTGACCACAGCAGCAGCCCTGGATATTTCATCGATCAATTCAGCTTTTTCATATTTATGCGATAGATGGCGCCCCTGGGCGATCGGATGCGGCCGGTATTCGATCGGCAGATCCGTGATCTGTTTCAGATGTTTGATAGTATTGACCACCCATGATTTGAAATCGATGTGGCCCACAGCTGAATCCGTTGGCACCTGGCCGATCAGCAGAATGTAATCAGATCCAGGGTGCCAGGGCTTTTCATTCCAGCTGGGATACCTGTCCCAGCGATCAGATGGTGAATTCTCATTCAGGAAGTCTGCGCGGCCATTTTGTCCATTAAATCCCAGTGATGTCCATTTCTTCCGGTCGCCTATATAACCACGCTCCATGACCAGATAATCGGCACCAGCGGCCATTTGGCGCTGCCTGATGGCCAATGTGCGTGGGTGATGGCTCCAGAACACTGCCAGATCGCATTCTGTCGGATGGAATCCTTCCACCATATTTGGATGATGGCCATGGGCGCGCAGACCAGCTGCGAATAAACTGCACCAGTATCTGTGATGCTCAAATCTTGATTCTACATGAATTGATATTTTCATTGTCGGATCCTTTATGTGTACCAAGTGAAATAATATTTTTCACGCGGATCTGCATTCCGGATGTCATTTTGAATGACATATCCACCATTGGCTGCGATGTGGGCCAGCCACCAGGCGGCCGGTTTCAATGTCAGGTGCAGCTCATGGCCAAGTGAATTCGATGGATAGTTTGCAATCCTAAATATCACAATGCTGCAGTGGATCTGGATCTGGTGCAGCACATCCATGACTTTGGTTTCCGGTATATGCTCCATGACATCAATGCACAGACCAAGATCAAATACACGATTCAGATCCATTTCCCACAGGCACTGATTGTGAAATCGGTGCGGATAGTTTTCAGTGATATCCGGATCCAGACAATTTTTGGAAAAGTCCACACCATGTGTATCCAGGCCCAGGCGCGACAGAACTTTGATCAGCCGGCCGCGGCCGCAGCCAATGTCCAGAATGGATTTATATTGTGGCGGAAATAGATCCTGATGATTGTGAAATAATTCCAGGCTGTGGCACTTGCCACGATATTCCGGCAGCAGCCACACGGCATCATATTTCGCCTGCTCTACTTTTAGCAGATCCATGTCACACTGCTTCCTCCAGTTTTGCTGCAGGAAAACAATCCAGCGCACTGGATGGTGTGCAATTGATCACATCAATTTTCAATTCTTTTAAGGGATCCACCAGGGATCTGAATGGCTCGATAAATAAATCATAGGGCGGCGGCGGAATATCACCAGGATGATCACCGAAAAAGTGATGGCGGCCAGCCGGATCCGGCTGCATGTCATAACCCAGCAAAATAATTCTTTTCGCGCCCAGATGCACTGCGAGATTGATGGCCTGATATCCACTATTGCCCCCAGTCCTGAGTCCCTGCGGATCTGATTCCAGTCCAGTCTCACCGGTGCCGGCCAGACAAAAGATATTAGATCTGTCGTGATCTTTCCAGCCTGGGTTCCAGTCATTGATATTTTTATTCCAGGCCAGTCCGATCCGGACACCCCTGAAATCAAGTGCATTTTTGTGCCACTGCCACCACCTGGCATCACAGCTATATAAAATATGCGCTTTTGGATTCAACTTGTATGAATCACTGATGGCGATCATCCGGCAATCTTCACTGTGATCTGCCACCTGCTCTGCTGTTAAGCTGGGACCGCAGGCTGTGATCACTACAGTTTCACCTGGCCAGATCCGCGGCACAGTCCACAGGTTAAAATCGGATGGTACTATCACACCCAGATCCGGTGTGGCCAGTGCAACCAGGTGTAAGTCTGCGGAACTTCAGCCACTATGATTCCGGCCAGGATGGATTCCCTGAATTCGTACCAGTGGCCCACCAGTAATTTTACGGCCTGGACCAGATCATCTTCGACATCGGATCCGGCAGCGCCATATCCACACACAAATCTGACAGTCACTGCATTGGTGATATCGCGCGCTGTGGGATAGCTGACATTATATGCCGGCGTGATTCGTGCCGGCGCGCTCTTCAGATCTGTTCTATAATTTGCGCCATCCCAGGTCTGCTCGACTCCATCACTATCAATATATTTAATTGATGTGATTGATTGCACCGGTGGCTTTGGAATATAGATCGGACCATCATCCACCGGAAATCTGTCCAGGAATAGATCCCAGGTCTGAGTGATCAGTGCGCGGCCGGTGTCTGCTTCCAGGCGCTTTCTGGCAGCCTTGATCAGTGCATTGATCAGTGTGTCCTCAATGCCCAGGGCTGCTGTGCCTGTGCCGGTTCCGGCACCGGTGGCCACAAATGATGTGCCTGGTACACTGTCAGCCGCACCGATCAAAGTGAAATTTGTGGTGCCGGCAGTTTTGATGGTATAGGTTTCACCGATCACGAATGATCCTGCTGTGAAAATTATATCATCATATCGCAGATGGACCTTGGCATTTGCCAGGGACAGCGGCTCCGCAGCCGGTGCCGCTGTCTCTTCGAGTGAATAATGATCAGACACTATTTTCCAGATCCTGATTTTTTAGCTGCAGCAGATTTGCGCTTGCGCTTTTTAGCTGCGGCTGGTTTCGGTTTCGGATCCGGTACTGCTGCATTTTCAGCGGCTGGCAATTCAGCCGTTTCAGCTTTCTTCATCTCGGCCACATCATCTTCAGCCGTTTTCTTTTTGGGCTTGATCTCTGCCGGTGCGACATGCTTCACAGCAAAGCCACCAGCGATCAGCTGGGCGGCTTCATCCTTTGGCACATCATACACCGAGTCCGGTTGCCGGTTGCCAAATGGTCCGGCCATCAGTGTCATCATTTTGATTTGCATATTTTACTCCATGACATTTCAAATTGTTGTCATCCCACAACAATCCAGAATTGTCCTGTTTTAGCGTTGCCACCGTTGGCCACTACTATTTTGATGCGATCTTTGTCCAGACAAATATCACCAATGATCGGACTGCCATCGATATCATTGACCAATACATTTCCGGCAGCATTATGAACTTCCTGCCGTGGTGAAACTGTTTTGGATGCATCCACACTGTCTTCGCTCCAGATGTCCTGGTCGGTGTTTTCGTTTGTGATCGCGAAATCCACACCGGCATCATAGTCTCCCTTGGTGTAAATGATATTACGAACCTTGCCAACCATCACAGGTGTGTATTCAGTGCCATCACCAGATGCATCGGTGGTGACTGTCACACTGACTTTTTCAACATAGGACATAATGCACCTTTTACGTGGCTATGATACCAACACCGCGAAGTGCGGCATTGATGGCATCTGTTTGTGAAATTAACTCTTCAGCCAATTCCAGCAGCTCTCCTACAGTTGCAGCAGATCCATCAGCCACAGTGACTGCGCCATTCGGTGTGATGCTGGGATCATTTGAAGAATACGTGATTGTGATATCAGAGATTGCTGATGCCTGGGTGCCATCATCACGAATCGTGGATCCTGATTCCATGTCAATTTGACCGCCGGACTGGACAGTGGTTTTTCCACCACTGGCCAATACCTGCTCATCACCACCTGGCACCATATATACTTTTGCACTTGGCATTTTATTTTCCTTTCTGAAACAGGCGGACAGTGGCAATGTCCGCCTGCACTCAATGAGTGGTTATTTATTAAGCAGTACCCTCGGCCGGACTGACATGGGTTTCACCGCTGACAGCAGATCCATGTGATGCCGGTGGTTTGGCACCCTTGTACTGGATATACTGTGCGGATGATATCACCGCATTCTGTGTGGCACGATCCACATACAACCGGACATAACGCTCCAGCGGTTTGTATAGATCGATGTAGAACACACCATCATCATCTGAATCGGCAATCGTTTGACCGGTGCCTTCCAGATCCGCGGCGGATCCCATTCCGACTGCAGTGTCCTGCTGCGCTTTGATTGATGTCACTGCATCGGCGGTAATTACACCGAACGTGACAATCATTAAGACACCATCAAATCCAGACATATCAAGCACAGCACCTGACAGATCAGTATCTGCAGCAACTCCATCAGATGGCGCGATGCATTGACTGATTTTAACATTTTTACTCAGATTCATTTTTCAATTCCTCAGTAAGTGATTAGAAAGTCAACCAGCCGTTACGCCAGTTTAACCCTCGCGAATCCATTTTCATTGACTGGCATGCCGTCAACCTCGCCCCGACTGAT